GTTAAAAAATGCAGCCGCTACGAAAAAGCTGGCTATATTTGATGCTTTTGAAATACTAAGTAGGATTGAAGCTGAAGAAGATGCTTTAGAAAATAATAACTCAAATAAAAAAGAAAAAATAAAAGGATTTGCAGAGCGAAGGTCTAAATAAATTATATCAATATTGTGATGGACATGTTCCCAAAAAAGTTTTAGATAAAAAAAACAAAGAGAAATCTTGGGAATATGGTTTTAATCAAGAACATGATATGGTTATTATTTCTAAAACAGGTCAAATTGGAGACGTATTAGAGATAAAAAACTTAAAAATAGCTCTACCTAAATCACCAAAAAAAATACATTCTAGGGGTAAAATTAAATCTGAGCAGTATTGGGAGCCAGAAGAATACCCGAAAGAGTTACAAAAAATAAAATCCATCTTTCAATGGCATCAAGCTCCTCATTCATTTAAAAACAAATGGATAGATTATATTGAATCTAATTTTGAAAAAAGAGAACAAGGGTTTTGGTTTAAAAATAACGGAGAAAATACTTACATTACAGGTTCTCATTGGATGTATGTTCAGTGGACTAAAATAGATATAGGGCTACCCAACTACAGAGACGCAAATAGAATTTTTTATTATCATTGGGAAGCTTGTAAGGCTGACAAAAGAAGTTATGGTCAAGATTACGTAAAAATAAGAAGGTCAGGTTTTTCTTATATGGCTAGTGAAGAGACGGCTAACATTGGAACAATAAGTAAAGATGCAAGGCTTGGTATTTTATCAAAAACAGGAGCAGATGCTAAAAAAATGTTTACCGACAAAGTTGTTCCTATTGTAAATAATTATCCATTCTTTTTTAAACCTATACAAGATGGTATGGATAAACCAAAAACAGAATTAGCTTTTAGAGTACCTGCTTCTAAGATAACTAAAAAAAACATGTTTAACGAAGAGCAAGATGAGGTCGAGGGATTAGATACTTCTATTGATTGGAGAAACACAGGGGATAACAGCTATGATGGAGAAAAGCTTCTTCTTTTAGTTCATGATGAGTCTAAAAAATGGGAGAAACCAAATAATATAAAAAATAATTGGCGTGTTACAAAAACGTGTTTAAGGTTAGGGAGAAGAATTATCGGTAAATGTATGATGGGTTCAACTGTAAATGCAATGAGTAAGGGAGGAGCTGCAGGTAAAAAAATATACTTTGACAGCAATGTTTTAGAAAGAAATGCTAATGGTCAAACAAAAAGCGGATTGTATAGCTTATTCATAGCCATGGAATATAACATGGAGGGTTTTATTGACAGATTTGGAATGCCTGTGTTACATAATCCAGAAAAACCTATTCTTGGTATTGATGGAGAATGGATTACTCAAGGAGCTATTGATTATTGGGAAGCTGAAGCAGAAAGCCTTAAAGATGACCCTGATGCTTTAAATGAGTTTTATAGACAGTTTCCTAGAACCGAATCTCACGCTTTTAGAGATGAATCAAAAAACACGCTTTTCAACCTCAACCATATATATGAGCAAGTAGATTACAATGATTCTTTTGCTATTAAGTCTTTAATTACAACAGGTAATTTTCATTGGAAAAACGGAGTCAGGGATACAGAAGTTATTTTTACTCCTAACAACAGGGGTAATTTTAAATTGTCATGGATTCCGCCTAAAGAATTAATGAATAACGTTATTATAAAAAACAATAAGTTCTTTCCTGGAAATTCTCATATAGGTTCCTTTGGAGGAGATTCTTATGACATATCAGGTGTTGTTGGCGGAGGAGGTTCTAAAGGCTCTATTACAGGCCAAACAAAATCTCACATGGAAGACGCTCCTGTCAATGCTTTTTTCTGTCAATACATTTCTAGACCTCCAACAGCAGAGTTGTTTTATGAAGACGTGCTAATGGCTTTACATTTTTATGGAATGCCCATACTACTTGAAAATAATAAGCCTCGTATTTTGTATTATTTAAAAGACAGAGGCTATAGAGGCTTCTCAATTAATAGGCCAGACAAACCAAGAAACAAGTTGTCAAAAGCTGAAAAAGAACTAGGAGGAATCCCTTCATCAGTTCCTGTAATAACTGCTCATGCTGAGGGGTTAGAAGCTTATATAGAAGAGTATGTTGGCATGAATAAAGACGAAGACAGTATTGATTACGGTACGTGTGGAGACATGTATTTTAATGACATACTTATGGATTGGGCTAATTATGATATAAACAATAGAACAAAATATGATGCTACAGTTAGCTCTGGGTTTGCTATTATGGCGAATCAAGGTAAGGTTAAAAAAACATCAGAAAAAGATAAAGGTATAATTCTTAACTTTGCGAAATACCGCAACAAAGGTTTTGTTAGCGAAATTATAAAGTAAATATGTATAGACCAAAAATTAATCCTGGAGGTGGGTTTCCAGACCAATTTGCTTCTGATGAAGAGAAAAATTCAGAAGATTACGGTTTACGTGTTGGTCAAGCTATTGAGTCAGAGTGGTTTAATGGAGGAAGTGGCACTAGATACGGAGCTCAAAGAACTGAGTTTATAAAAAGACGATTATATGCTAGAGGAAATCAGCCTGTTGAAAAATATAAAAATGAGTTAGCAATTAATGGAGATATATCTTACTTAAATTTAGATTGGACACCAGTCCCAATAATTCCAAAATATGTAGATGTTATTGTAAATGGAATACAAGGAAGGTCTCAATCAGTAAAAGTTGAAGCTATAGATGATTTTTCCTCTATGGAAAGAGAAAGTTATAAAAATGATTTAGAGGTTGACATGCACTCAAAAGACATGTTGAAAATGGTAAAAGATAAAACAGGAGTAAATGCTTTTAGCGTTAATGAGGAGGATGTTCCAGATAACATGGAGGAGCTTGATTTGTTTATGCGATTAAGATATAAACAAAAAATTGAAATTGCAGAAGAAACAGCGATTGAAACGGTTTTTCAGTTAAATGACTATGAGGAGATGAAAAGGCGTTGTGATGAAGATGCTACTGTTTTAGGTATAAGTGTTGGTAAACATTCATTTGACGTTCATAATGGAGTAAAATTAGATTACGTTGACCCTGTAGATTTTGTATACTCTCCTACTGAAGACCCTAATTTTAGAGATTGTTATTATTTTGGAGAAGTTAAAAGAGTACATGTTAGTGAATTAAAAAAGATAAATCCAGATTTATCTCAAACAGAGTTAAATACTATTTCAAAATTAGCTTCTAAATACGATTCTAATAGATATGGAAACAACTCCACAACTAATAGTGGTCTTGACGATGCACTAATTAACTTAATGTATTTTTCATACAAAACAGATGCTGAAATAGTTTACAAAATAAAAAACAACGATAATGGAGGACAAAAACCTATTGAAAAAGATAGTAATTTTAATCCTCCAGAATCCGAAGAATCAAGATATACAAAAGCCTCTAGAAGAATAGATGTTTGGTATGAAGGAGTTATGGTCTTAGGAACTGATACTTTATTAAAGTGGAAGTTAATGGATAACATGGTTCGTCCAAAATCAGCATTTCAAAATGTAATACCTCCCTATATTGTTTCTGCTATAAAATTATCAAAAGGGAATATTGATTCTTTAGTTAAAAGAATGATACCTTTTGCAGACCAAATTCAGTTGACTCATTTAAAGCTTCAGCAAGTTGTAGCGAAAATGATTCCTGATGGTGTTTTTATAGATGCAGATGGTTTAAATAGCGTAGACCTTGGCAATGGAGCTTCATATAATCCTTCAGAAGCGCTGTCTATGTATTTCCAAACAGGTAGCGTAATAGGCAGAAGCTATACTGAAGACGGAGAGCAAAATGCGGCTAGAGTGCCTATTCAAGAGCTTACAAGCAGCGGTTCTAATGCTAAAATAGCAAGTTTAATTAACATGTATAATTATCAATTAAACATGATAAGAGCTGTTACAGGAATAAATGAGGCTGTAGATGCAAGTCTTCCTGACAAAAACTCTTTAGTTGGAATTCAAAAACTAGCTGCAAATAATAGCAATACTGCTACTAGACATGTGGTTCAATCAGGTGTAAAGATGACGCAAAGAATAGCAGAATGCATATCTTATCGTATATCTGATATTATTCAGTATTCAGATTTTGCAGAAGATTTTGCAAAAATGATTGGTAAAAATAATATGAGCGTGGTTAGAGAGATTATGTCTATTCATTTGCGTGATTTTGGTGTCTTTATAGAAATAGAACCAGATTCAGAAGAAAAGGCTATGCTTGAACAAAATATTCAGCAATCAATTGCAGCAAAAATTATTGATATAGAAGACGCTATGGACATCCGAAGCGTAAACAATTATAATTTAGCAAATCAATTGTTAAAAATTAAAAAATCTAAAAAAGCAAAAGAAGATTTAGCTAATAAAAAAGCTAATATTGATATGCAGACAAATGCTAATATACAGTCATCTAATGCAGCTTCTCAATCAAGAGCTCAGGAATTGCAAATGAAAATACAGCTTGAGTCTCAGTTAGAGCAACTAAAAGCTCAACTAAATGATAAAAAAATGGAAAGAGAATTGTTTAATCAAAGCGAGCTTTTGAGATTAAAGTACAGTCTTGAAGCAGAATTAAACAATCAGAAATCTATAGTAACTAAGTCTATTGAGGAGGTCAAAGAAGATGGCAAAAACAAAAGAATTGATAAACAAGCTAGCAATGCAAGTAAAATGATTACTCAGCGCAAGGAAGAAAGTCAACCTATAAATTTTGAACAAGAAGATGATAAAGACGAAATTATGCGCAATTTAATGGAAATGAAGACCATTGAATAACGTAATGTTTTTTTATTTAGCTTTGCATTATATAATTTAATTTAATTTACTATGGAAAACACAAGCACTGATGCAGATTACGTTGTTGATTTGTCTAAAGCTCCTGAAGGAGTAGAACCAAAGGCAGAACCAAAGGCAGAACCAGC